GAAGTTCATGCTAGAGGAACTGAAAGCCTAATGGCAAATGAGGTTCGTAGCCAAAGACTAATGCAATTTTTACAAACTGCATCTAATCCTGTCCTTGCTCCGTTTGCTAAGTTTAATTATATTATTAGAGAAATAGCTAAAGCTATGGACTTAGACCCTTCAAAGGTCACTAATAATATGGATGAAGCAGTATTACAGGCAGAGTTACTTAAACAGTTTCAAGGACCTCAACCACCTCAAGGACAACAACCTGCAGCAGGTGCAAACCCAATGGACCCCACAGGAGCAGGTGGTGGTACAATAGGAACAGGTCAAGCACCTCAACCAAATGAACAAGGATTTAGTGGAAATGGACAAGCAAATACTGGGCAACCTCAAACCCCTAGTCAACCACCAGCACCAACTCAATAAGTATTTAGATGCTTTAATAGAACAGCATCATAAAGCTATAGAGCAAGCAGAAGATACAGTTGTTATGTATAGAACTCAGGGTGCAATAGCAGCATTAAGACGATTAAAATATTTGAGAGATGAGGTAAATAAAAACAATGACTAAAAAATCTGTAAGTGACCAAATGGAATTGTTTGAAGATGGTGGGTTTAAAGACCAAGGTAAAACCAAAGACCCTGTATCTAAAAATCCTGTACCTATTGGCTCGACTCAAGAAGAAGTAAGAGATGATATACCTGCTCAATTAAGTGAGGGTGAGTTTGTATTACCTGCTGATGTTGTTAGATATCATGGCTTAGAAAAGATTATGGGTATTAGAGACCAAGCTAAACAAGGCTTACAGAAGATGGAAGATATGGGTCAGATGGGTAACTCTGACCAAGCTAAATTACCTGACAATGTACCATTTACACAAATGGCAGAAGGTGGTGTAGTTCCGGGAGTTAATATACAAGGACCTACAACACAACTTACTAAACAGTCTATGTTTGCTGCTCCTGCTCAAACACAACCACAACAAGTAGCACAACCTGTTACTGTACAAACACCACAAGCACCTGTGTATGCATCATCACAAGTGCAACAAAGGTCACCTTATACATTTGAGCAAGCTATAGGTACACCGTTTGGGCAACAACAACAATCAGAAACACGTGTATATATAAATGATGCAGGAGAGAAATTATATATACCTTTTGTAAACGGAAATCCTATCTATCCTATTCCTGCTGGATATAAACCTGAACCTGTTGCCGAAAAAGAAAAAGAGCAAGAGCAAACAGTAACCGATGTACGTGCTAGAAGTGCTACTCAACAAGACAGTGGGGATGATAGTGTAGGGATTAAATCTACAGCAGTATCTGAATTAGCTAAAGCGGCACAAAGAAAAGATTCAGGATTAGGTAAAGGTTTAGCTACAGGTTTAGGTGCTTTAATAAATCCTATAGCAGCTATTGGTGGAACTATTATTAGTAATCTTATGGGTAAAGATTCTGCTTATCCTACAGCAGATGCTGATAAAATATTAGGTGCTGAAGATGACGCAGAAGCTATGTTTGACACAGCATATGGACCAGAAGAAATAGCAGAAGCTAATTCACAAAAAGCTTTTCAGACAGATATAAGAAACTCTAGTGTTATGTTTGGAGCTACTCCTACTTTTAAATTTGGTAATGAAGCAGGTGATGTAGATATAGTTAGTAATGGTGTATTCCATAAAAATGGTTTAGCTATGAACGCAGATGGTTCTGCTTCATTAACAGAACAAGGAACTGTATCATATAAAAGTGCGGCAGATTTTGCTAAACATATGTCAGCTAGTTTTAATACAGGTTGGCATGGTTCTACTGTATCTACAAAAGAATATAACTCATTAGGGCAAAAGGGAAAAGAAAGATATGATGCATGGGCAACAGAGCTAGGATATAAAACAGGTGGTGGTACTAAATTTGCTGACCCTAAAGATGATAGACTTACTAAAAAAGGAGATGAAATAAAAGGTGGAGACCAAAAACCTACTACTACTATAACAACAACGACTCCTACAGGAATAACACAAGGAAGTACAATTTCTAAAGGCAAGACTGGATATCCTGATGTATCACAAGGAAGTACTACATCTAGAACTAGTATAGACCCTAGGTCAGTAGACCCCACTGAATTTGCAAAAGGTGCTCCAAAAAGTGCAGGTGATTTTAGAATAGGAAGAGACCCTAAGTTAGCTGCAGGTGTTACTACTAAAGGGGATAGAAGCAAACCTTTAACTACAGATAGAGTATTTAAAGAAAGTCCTTTATATAAGAGTTTAGTAAGGTCAGGTTTAGCAGGAACAGACTTAGAACAAGCAGAACAAAAACAAAAAGACCAACGAGCAAAAGTAGAAGCAGATATAAAGTCAGGTAAAGCTGATACATCTATACCTACATACACAAGTCCAACATATAGTTATGATTATTATGATAGTGGAGATGGTAGTAGTGATAGTGGTGCAGACGCAACAGACCCCGGAAGTTCAGATATGGGATTTTCTACTGCATCAGGTGGTTTTATACAAAGAAAGAATTTACCTAAAGCTAATAAGAAGAAGCGAAGTGGGTTAGCTTCAAGACAATAACCTACATACAGGCTACTTATCCCCCAACATAATGGCTACGATAACCCCAAGGAGAAACTAAATGGCTGAACAAGCACAAGAGATGGTAGTAGATGCTACACCAAAGAAAAAAGCATTTATGGAAAAACCTTCTACTCACGAAGATAGAATTAAAAAAGATGAAGAAGAACTTAAACAGTTAATGGAAGAACAAAAAGGTGAAACCAAATCTGTTAAAGAAATGAAAGCAGAAGATGAGGAAGAACCGAAGACTGCTGAAGAAAGAACTTTTAAGAAACGTTATGGAGATTTACGAAGACACTCCCAAGAAAAAGAAAAAGACTTGCAAAAGCAACTTGATGATTTAAAAAGTCAATTAAGTAAAGCTACTAAAAAAGAAATGAAGTTGCCTAAGTCAGATGAAGATATAAATGAATGGGCAAAAGAATATCCTGATGTAGCAGCCATAGTAGAAACTATTGCCACTAAAAAAGCTAGAGAGCAATCAGAAGATATAGAAAAAAGAATTAAAGAAATAGACGAAAGGGATGCTAACTCTATAAAAGAGAAAGCAGAAGTAGAATTGTTAAGACTACATCCTGATTTCGCAGATATCAGAGAAAGTGATGAGTTCCATGAGTGGGCAGAAGAACAACCTAAATGGGTGCAAAATGCATTATATGAAAACGACAATGATGCAAAATCTGCCGCAAGAGCCATTGACCTCTATAAAGCAGACAAAGGACTTAATAAGAAAAAAGAGAAGTCAAATGATGCAGGTGCTGCTAAAGCAGTCTCAACAAAAAGTAAAACGTCTGTTTCAGAAACTAACAACACAGTAACTTTTAAAGAGTCTACTGTTGATAAAATGAGTGCCGATGAATATGCAGCTAAAGCTGATGTAATCATGGAAGCTATACGTTCCGGTAACTTTATATACGATTTATCTGGTTCTGCTAGATAAATAGTTGACAAATAGTTATTTATACATATAACTAGTATCAACTATAATGTGACCCCTCCACGTGGACAACTCACATACTACACGACACTTGAAAGCCTACCTGATGGTATGAGCCTACACTTGATTAGCTATCAAACGTACAACCTCAAATACTATTAGCCGATGACGAGTAAATTTTAGCACTTCGGTGCATTTGTTCAATTTTCAAAATGGAGATGAAAATGGCATTTAAAACTGCAGCAGGTTACGGTAATCTGCCCAATGGTAATTTCTCCCCAGTTATTTACTCTAAGCAGGTTCAGTTAGCCTTTAGGAAAAACTCCGTTGTCGAATCTATTACAAACTCTGATTATTTCGGAGAGATTAGCAACATGGGTGATTCCGTTAAAATAATAAAGGAGCCAGAAATCACCGTTAAGGAATACGCTAGAGGTGCAAACGTGCAACCTCAAGACCTTGACGATGAGGACTTCACATTAACTATTGACAAAGCAAACTACTTTGCTTTTAAAATAGATGATATTGAAGAAGCTCACAGTCACGTAAACTTCTCTCAAATGGCAAGTGACAGAGCAGGTTACAGACTAAAAGACAACTACGACCAAGACGTTCTTGGTTACTTGTCAGGATTTAAGCAATCCTCAAATAATGCATTAGCAGGAACAGCAAACGATGTAGTTAATGGTACTAAGTCAGTATCAACTGCTGGTTCAGATGAACTGCTAACAAGCATGAAGCTAAGAAAAGATAGCTTTGGTAACATCACTACTTCTAGTGCTGGTGACCACTCTATCCCAATAGCTCCAAGACTAGGTGGTGCAACTGCACAAGCAACTGCTACAGCTACTCCCTTACAGGTTATAGCTAGAATGGGCAGATTGTTAGATACACAGTTTGTAGACACTGATGGTAGATGGCTTGTTCTACATCCAACATTTATTGAAGTACTAAAAGATGAAGATTCACGTCTTCTAAATGGTGACTTCGGTGAATCAGGTGGATTGAGGTCAGGTTTATCTGTTGGAAAAATACATGGCTTTGACGTGTATATGTCCAATAACTTACCTTCAGTAGGTACAGGTCCGGGAACATCTGGAACTGCTAACCAAAACTCAAACTATGGTGTTATCGTTGCAGGACATAGTTCAGCAGTAGCTACTGCCGAGCAAATCAACAAGACAGAGACTTACAGAGACCCTGATTCTTTTGCTGATATTGTTCGTGGTATGCATTTGTATGGTAGAAAGATTCTTCGCCCTGAAGCAATCGTTACTGCCAAGTATAACGTAGGGTAAGGGAGGTATAAATGGCAACTTATGATTTAACTTCTAAAGATACCACTGGTGTATCTTCCGATTCTATAGTGGCTATGCCATCAGCTAAAAATACTCACGTAATGAGAAATATCGAAGCTTACCTTGATATCGATGCGTTAGTAGCGGCAGGTGGAAGTTTTGCAGACGGAGACATCTTTCAGGTGTTAGAAATCCCTGCAAATACTTTAGTCCTAAATGCAGGTGCAGAAGTAATGAAAGCATTTACTTCAAGTTGTGCTCTTGACATGGACTTCGCAGCAGGTGATGACATTATTGATGGTGCAGATATAACCGGTACAGGTTTTTGTGCAGCAGGAACTAATGGTCAAACTAATACTATTGTAGGAGCAGCAGCTTCAACTTACACTCAGTTTGTAACTACTACAGACACTATTGACTGTAAGATTACAGGTGCGGCTCCAGCTACAGGTAGACTCAGAGTCTATGCAACTGTTATTGATTTAGCAGGTCATGGATTAGATGATAAGCCTGATGAGGTCGATAGAGACCAATTAGCTTAACTTTTCTAGGGGAGCAGGGCAACTTGCTCCTCTACACTTTTAGGAATTATTATGGCAGAAACTTACCTAACACTAACAAATAAAGTAATAGCAAGGTTGAATGAAGTTGCATTAACTTCTACAACCTTTTCTAGTGCTAGGGGTATACAAGTTCAATGTCAAAATGCAGTAAATGAATCTATACGATACATAAATCAAAAAGAATTTCAATATCCTTTTAATCATGCTGTAGATACAAAAACATTAACAGCAGGAGTTGTAAGATATTCAGTTGCAGCAACAACAAAAACGGTAGACTACAATACATTTAGAATAATAAAAGATTCTGATTTAAATGTATCAGGTGGTAATTTAAAAATATTAAACTATAATGATTACATTAATAGTTTTATTACACAAGAAGATGAAATAAATAGTACAACAACAAGTACAACACATACAGATAGTGTAACAACTATAACTGTTTCAAGTACGTCAGGCTTTGATAGTACAGGAACTCTATTTATAGGTAATGAACAAATTACATATACAGCTATAGGTTCTGGTACTACATTTACAGGATGTACAAGAGGTGCAAATAATACAACAGCAGCTTCTATAGCTAGTGGGGTAACTGTAACACAGTTTGATGGTGGTGGTGTACCTGAATTTGTAGTAAGAACTCCTGATAATAATTATCTTTTATATCCATTCCCAAGAAAATCCTTAACTTTAAAGTATGATTACTTTTCTTTTCCTACAGATATGTCGGCTCACGGAGATACAACAACAATACCTGATAGATTTGCAGCAGTAATAGTAGATGGTGCTACAGCATTTGTGTATCAGTATAGGGGTGAAACACAACAGTATCAATTAAACTTTGGCAGATTTGAACAAGGTATTAAAAATATGCAGACATTATTAGTTAATAGGTTTGATTATGTGAGGTCTACTTATATACCACAATCTAATTCAGGAAGTCGTAGCACTACATTAAATTTAAGAGTAAGTTAAAATGGCAGACCAATCGCAAGTTACTCCTAGTGCGTTTGTATGTGAAGGTGGCTTGATAGCTAACCGTTCTACATTTATTATGCAACCCGGACAGGCATTACAGTTAGAAAACTTTGAGCCTGATGTTGAAGGTGGTTACAAGAGAATCAAAGGTTATCAGAGACACGTAAGACATGTTGTACCTCAGACATCATCTTCAGATGAGCCTGTATTACTAACAACAACATTTGCTAATAAAGTTATTGCAGCTAGAGGTCAAAAGATATTTAGTTCTGCTACTACATCTTTAGGTGTAGGTAGTTCAAATACTATAACAGCAGATGCTACCATGTCAGGTTCAGGTGTTATAACAGTTGTAAGCACTACAGGGTTTAGTTCAAGTGGTACATTACAGATAGATGATGAGCAGTTTACTTATACAGGTATCACATCTACAACCTTTACAGGTGTGACAAGAGCTACTAATAGTACAACTGCCGCAACTCATAGTGCAAGTTCAGATACATCAAGAACAGTTGTATCAGAAAGTTGGACTGAAAGAGATACAGGTAGAAGTAACGCTAATAAGTATTCTATAGAACGATTTAACTTTGATGGTAATGATAAGATAATATTAGTTGATGGTGCAAATGCACCTGTAATATTTAATACATCTATAACAGCCACTGATGTAAGTAATAGTGCTGTAGCAGGTGCAAGTATAGTTACATCATTTAGAGAGCATATGTTTTATGCAGGTATGTCAAGTACTCCACAAGAAGTAGTATTTAGTCAACCCTTTGATGAGGATGCATTTAGTAGTGGTTCAGGTGCAGGTAGTTTTAAAGTTGATGATACTATTGTAGGACTTAAAGTATTTAGAGATAGTTTGTTTGTATTCTGTGAAAATAGAATATTTAAACTTACAGGTAGTTCTAGTTCCAACTTTGCAGTAACTCCTGTTACAAGAGATATAGGTTGTATAAATGGTAAGACTATTCAGGAATTTGCAGGTGACTTAATATTCTTAGGACCTGATGGATTAAGAACAGTTGCAGGTACAGCAAGGATTGGTGACGTTGAACTTGGAACTATAAGTTCTAATATTCAATCTTTGTTTGATGAAAACATAGCTAACGCTACAGCTTTTAATTCAATAGTTATACCTGAGAAAACACAATACAGATTATTTTTTTCAAAGGATGCAGGTTCTGAAAGTTTAACTGAAGGTATTATATGTGTACTCAAAGGTGGTTCAGGTGGACAATCTAATTATGAGTTCTCAAGAATAAAAGGAATTAAACCTGCCTGTACAGATACATTTATTACAGCAGGAGATGTACTAGCATTACATGGTGGTTTCGATGGCTATGTGTATAGACAAGAAGAAGGTTCAACTTTTGATGGTAGTGCTATAAATGGTAAGTATCGTAGTCCTGATATGACATTTGGAGACCCCGGATTACGTAAACATATGCAAAGAGTTATTGTAAACTATAAACCTGAATCAACTATTAATGCTGATTTATTTGTTAGATATGACTATGAAGCATCTGATTCAGCAAGACCATCTGCTTACTCTTTAAACTCTGAAGATATAGCAGGTATATATGGAATATCTACATATGGTAGTCCTACATATGGTGGTCCTTCACAACCATTATTAAGACAAGCAGTTGAAGGTTCAGGCTTTGCAGTAGCTTTAAGAGTAAACGACAATGGTTCAACACCTGCGTATTCACTCAAAGGATTTCAACTAGAGTATCAGACAGGAGCTAGAAGGTAAATGGGAGCAACCTATACAAGGCAGTCATCATATTCAGATGGTGACGTAATACAAGCAGCCGATACCAACAATGAATTTGACCAACTACTTGCAGCTTTTGCGGCTAGTTCAGGACATACTCATGATGGTACTACAGGTGAAGGTGGACCTATTACTAAACTATTAGGTAATACACTTACACTAGGAGCAGGTACAGCAGGTACAGATATAACTGTAACATTTGATGGT